CGACCAAGGATTAAAGTATCGCGCAGCACTTGCCGACACGCAGGACGGGCGCGACCTTTACAAGCTGATTAAGCGCGGCGATATATCACAAAGCTCGTTTGCCTTTACAATCGAGGCGGACGAATGGAGCGAAGACCGAAGCACGCGAACCATTACCAAGGTTGGTAAGCTATTGGATACGTCAGCAGTAACATACCCAGCAAGCCCGACGGCTTCAGTATACGCGCGAAACATGGCAGCGGCGGCGCAGGAAGTGGAGGAGTTGAAAGATGAACAGGTAGCAAGCGAACCCGTCGAGGAAAAGCGCGCAGAACCTGAAACGATAAAAACAGAACCGCGTAACTTTACGCAAAATATTACAAAGATGACTTTAAACGATTTGAAAGGCCAGCGCAATGCGAACTACGAAGAATTCGTAGCCATTGGCCAAAAGGCGGACTCAGAGGGCCGCGTACTTACTGAAGCAGAGCAGGAGCGATGCGATAAGTTGGACAACATGATTCAGGACCTTGATGTAAAAATCAAGCACAAAACACGCGAGCAAGATATGGTTGCACGCATGGCGCAAACAGGAACAGCCGGCGCATCAGAGCAGCGCGAAGTTGAGCGCGTCAACGGTTCTTTTTCCCTAAGCCGTGCAGTCGCTGCAGTTGCAAACGGTCGAAACTTGGAAGGTGCCGAAGCAGAGTGGGCAAGTGAGGCAAGCAAGGAAGCACGAAGCCAAGGTTTGCAGATGGCTGGACAAATTGCAATCCCTTCAGTGGCTTTGCGTGCTGGAGCACAGGACGACTTCCAAGCAGGAAGCGGCGACGGTTCTGGATTTGTTCCAACTGTTGTACCTGCTGCAATCGAAGCATTGCGAGCGCCTACCGTATTGGAAGGACTCGGCACAACAGTGATTCGAAACGCCACAGGTAACTTGCAGTTTCCACGCGTAAGCGCGAAGGCCGCAGGTACAATTCCAACATCAGGCGACCCAGCAGTAGCGGACGAAGTAGGAGCTGATTCTAATTCGGGCATGGAGATGGATGAAGTGTCATTGACTCCTACCCGTGTCGCAGCGAAGACCAAGTACAGCAAGCAACTTGTTTTGCAGGGCGGTGCTGAGGTTGATGCGCTTATTGCTAACGAGTTGGCAGCAGCTATGAATGCTTTTATTGACGACTTTGGCTTTGATACTATTATGGCATCAACTGATGTAAATCAAACGCAAACAACTGACGCGGCTTTAACTGCTGCAACAGTCAACCTTATGGAATCGCAGGCACTTGCCGCAGGTGCAAACCTTGCCGGCGCTTCGTACGTTATGAGTCCAAATGCATACGCCAATTCCAAAGCCTTGGCGCAGGTTAACGCTGTCAATGCTTTGTGGGATGCAGGCCGTTTCAATATGTACAACGCAGTTGCGACTCCTTACTTGGTTGATGGATTTTTAGCAGACGGCACAACAGCAGCCGCGCAAATGATTTTCGGAAACTTTGCACAGGGCGGAATCTTGGCCTACTTCGGTGGCATCGATTTGCTTGTTGACCCGTACAGCGATGCAGGCACTGCACAAATTGCATTGCACGTCAATCGTTTCTTCGACTTCGATTTGCGACAGCCGGGGGCATTGTCAACGGCAACAAAATTGCAGCAGTAATTTGGTTAGGTTATAGTTTGGTGAAAGGGGGGGCTTCGGCCCCTCTTTTTTTTGTCCGTATTTTAGCGACATGATGACCGTAGAAATAACAGGCACGCCCGACCTGAATAGCATTATTACCGTGGCACAGCTAAAGGAGCATTTGCGCGTTGACTATACAGACGAAGACACATTAATCGAGGCGCTCAGGGATGCGGCAATTGCGTGGATTGAAGACGTATGCAATACGCGGCTTGGCGACGTGAGCGCTGTGGGTTATATCGACTATTTTTATAACGTTCGTTTCCCCATTGGCCCGGTGAACTCCATTGCATCCGTGACGTATTTGGACACGGCAAACGCAACGCAAACACTACCAGCGGCAAAATATTGGTTTGACATAAAAACCAAAAGCGCGCGCATTACGTTTGACAATACGCCCGATTTATACGATGACACTTTTAACGCGGTGCAGGTAAATATGAACGTCGGTTATGCGGAGGCCACAATCCCGCAGCCGCTTGTCCATGCCATTCGTTTACTTGTTGGGCATCTTTACGAAAATCGGCAAACCGTTACAGGCTATAAAATGCACGAATTGCCATTGGGTATTTACAGCATTATTTCACCATATCGCAACGTTACAAGCGTATGAAAATCGGGAAACTCGACAGGCGAATAACTATTGAACGCGCAACGCTAACCGTTAACGATTATGGCGAGCGTGCAGAAACGTGGACGACATTGGCCACCGTTTGGTCCGAGGTAAATTACAGGCCCGGAAGCGGCGGCGAATCAATACAGAGCGACCAAATTTATGCCGTGCAGCCAGTGCGTTTTGTTATCCGTTACAGCAGCACCGTGAGCGGCGTGCGGCCAAGTGACCGAGTAAGCTACGCAGGCCAATACTACCAAATTGAAGCCGTGCAGGAAATCGGACGCGAGGAAGGTTTAAGGCTGGTCACAACGTCAACGGGTGAGTAATGGACACGATGCAGGCGCAACTTAGAAAAATCGAAAAGCGGTTAGATAGAGCCGCACGATTTGGCACGATTAACAAAAAGGAATTTAGAAAGGCAAACCGTTTGGCAGGTAAAGAAACGGTGAAAGCGATGCGCAGCAAATTGAAGCCGTACAAGGAAGATATAACTATCCACAAAAAGAACGGTAAAAATATAGTCGTAAAAAAAAACCAGCTCAAAAATTCTATTGGTGTATGGTTTAGTAAGGGCAGCAATACGGCAATGATTGGGCCGCGTGCGAACAATGCAGGCAAATACAAATTGAAACGAAAAGTTCGTGACGGCGCAGACGGTTGGTTCGCTCATATTGTGGAAATGGGCGCACGTCCTGCAACGATGAAAAAAGGCGGCAAGAAAGGCGGCGGCGGCATCATCATGCAAACACCAAACAAAGGCAAATTAACGCAAGGAATTAAAGCGGGCGTAGGTGCAACGAAGCGCAAACAAATCGAACTTTACAGGCAGGAATTTAAAAGGTTTATGAAATGACAGTTGGAAAGGCTATATACAATTTGTTGCTATCAAATGCCGATTTGCGTGCAATCGTAGACACGCGAATTTTTCCGGAAGTAGCACAGCAAGACGCGGTTTTGCCTTACGTCGTTTACAACGTAAGCAGCAACGAACCGAGCGACACGAAGCGCGAACCGTCAAAGCTGGACACGGCACAAATTGAAGTTAATTTGTACTCAACCAGTTACACGGAGTGCATTGATATGGCAACGCATACACGCGCGGCATTAGACCGCGTTACGGGTACGTATTCCGGGGTGAACGTTCAAAGTATCCAATACCTTGGCGAGATTATCGATTTTGACGAGGCACAGAGGACGTATAACATAACAGCGGACTATGATGTAAGGATAAGCCGCAGTGATTTCGAGATAGCGCAAGGAAGCCCCATTACAGGCGTTACGCTTGGCGAATTGTCTGACGTTGACACCACAGGCGTAACCGATGGGCAAGTAATTGCATACGATGCAGCAGCGCAGGAATGGCAACCAGCAGATGACGCGGGCGGCGTTACTGAGTTGGGGCAACTAACAGATGTGCAATTCGGTCAGGGCGGCCCCGAAACGGGCGAGCTATTGAAGTACGATGGCAGCGAATGGACAAACGACAGCATCGTAAAGAGTGAGGTGGGATTGGGAAACGTTGACAATACGAGCGACGCAAACAAGCCAGTCAGTACAGCCACGCAAACCGAACTAAACGCCAAGGCCAACAGCGCAGACTTCAGCAACGTAGACAATACAAGCGACGCGGATAAACCAATAAGCACGGCAACACAAACGGCGTTAAATGCAAAGGCCGATACTAGCGCCGTACCTACGGATTTAAACGACTTGAGCGACGTTACAATAGTCGGCACACCGGCAGGTAATCAGGCGCTTATATACGACGCGACAGCGGGCGCATTTAAATCGTTGGTGAGTTATACCAACCGTTTCGAAGATGAGGTTGAAACGGGAAAGCAGGGCATTACAGGAACGGAACGCGCCTATAGTGTCAAGGGCGAAGGCGACGGAGTATTTGCAGACCCGGAAAGCGACACGCCAGCAGCGGGCAAAGTAATCGTGCGGAAGATTTACCACAAAACGGGATTCATTACAGACGCGGACGTAATCGGCGACTACACTTTAATCCACACCTTTGCGGACGATACAGCTTACGCGGATACCGTAGCGACCTTTGAAGGCTTCGAAGATGGCGCAACTTATGGCGTGCCACCGTTCACGTTGCTGCAAACATGGGAGGAAGTAGACGAAGCCAGTTTGTTACTAGACACGTATACGGGAGCATCGGGAGCATATTCATTGCGGAAACTCCGAACGCTGTACACAGGCGACGCTATTCGCGTGCGACGCGCCAACAACGACGAGCAAGATATAGGATTTTCAAACGATGAGTTGGATACCGTTTCGCTTTTGGCTTTCGCAGGTTCGGGCGATGCGTTCGTAAAAACTTTTTATGACCAAAGCGGAAACAGCAACGACGCGACGCAGACCACGACAGCGAGTCAACCGAAAATCGTTTCAAGCGGTTCGGTAATAACGGAGAACGGGAAGCCAGCGGTTGAGTTTGATGGAAGCGATGACAGACTTTTGACGGGTGTAGACCTTCTCATTCGAGGCTCGTTTTCAGTTGCAACAGCCACGGGGACGGGAGCTGTGTTTGCCAGTGCAGACTTTGGTTCCGAGTTTTTGAGAAGTTCCAGCAGTACTCAATATCAACTGCGAAATAATGTTAGAATGAACCTCGCCACAGATACAACATCTCAATCGTTAGTGTATGCAGCAAACGACACTACAAGTGAGTTGGCGGTAAATGGAGCAACCGCAGTGACGGACGCAGGCTTACAAACAGACGCGTTCGATTCGCTTGCATTAGGAAGCGGAACTGCATATTTTTTAAACGGTAACATACAAGAGGTTATTATCTACGAAACCAACCAAACCGACAACCGCACTGACATCGAGAGCAACATCAACACGTTTTACGACATTTTCTAATGAACGGATATATAATCGTACTCCCCGAAGGAACGCTTACAAGCGAACACCGAGCCAAAGCCATCACGCGCGAACTCTACAACATCACAGCGCCATTGGTTACACAGGAACGCTATCAAAAGGATGGGACGGTCTTTGGCGTTATCGAACACCCTGACGGCATTCAATTCGCTTTGCAGGTGGATACGGAATACAATATTCCCGTTAGCCCCATGGCGACGCTTGAAAAGCTCATCACCCTAATGCTCGAATTGAGCGAGGTTGAAATACGACAGCTTTCGAGCTACGTACTTAATGCGCAATCGTTTCCGTTTGGGGCAATTATTCCTAGCACTACGACGGTACGAACGCAGGAGTATATGGAAGAAAACGGATGGTTCCCTGAATCGCCTGGCGATGAAATTTAAAAGCAGTAAATTGCACGCATGAAGGTAACGATACAAAAACCATATAACAAAAACGGCTGGAAATGGCCAGCCGGAAAAGTTGTGGACGTTTCAAATAAGTTCGCCGCAAAACTTAAAAAAGGCGGGTACTTAGATAAGCCCGAAAAAAAAGAATCAAAAAAAATTAAAGAGTAATGGCACAAACAGCAGGCATTATTAATTCGTCAAGTATCCGCGTATTTCTTGGAACAACAGACGACTCGGAAGTAGTAGTTGACCACGTAACCGAATGCAGCATTTCGTTGACCACGGACATGCGCGATATTACCACAAAAACAAGTGGCGGATACCGTGAACTTTTGCCGGGCTTGAAGTCGGCCAGCATGAGCGTGAGCGGACTCTTTGCAGAGGATGCAACAAACGGATACAATGAACTTGTAGCGCACCAAATTGCAGGCGAAAAGCTTTTTGTAATTTTTACAAATACAGGAGGTGGAGCAACTGCAAACGCAGGAGATGAGCAGTTCGATGTTGAAGGCTACATCTCAAGCCTTGAGCAAACTGCAGGCGTTGAAGACAACGTTGGCTTTTCAATGACTATTGAAGTAACTGGTACAGTTGTTCGTGAAGTGATTGCGTAATATCTTTGCCACATGGTAGAGATAAAACTAGACGGTAAAACATTCCCAATCCGTGCAACTATGCGCGCATGGAGAAAGTTTGAAGACGCGACAGGTAAAAAGGTGGCAGACGTTGACAGCAACGACGTTACTTTAATTCCTGAGCTGGTTTATTATTTTGTGCAGGAGGGTTGCAAAAGCCAAGGCATGGCGTTCGAAATGGACGTTGACGATTTCTTTGGTATGATTGAAATATCAGACTTGCAAAAACTCAGCGAAGCCGTGGCGAAAGTCATGGGCGGCACACAAAAAAAAACAAAGGCCAAGGCAAGCCGTTGACATGGGATGAAATAGAAGAAATGGGGTTAGGCCAGTTGCGTCTAACCCCTTTTTTGCTTTATGGTTTGACGTTCGCAGAGTTTGGCAACGCGATGGCGGGGCACTACAAAGAAATCGAAGAACGGGAAAAAGCGGAATGGGAGCGCACGCGGTGGCTTGCAGCTATTACAATCAACCCACACGTGAAGAAAAGGATAACCCCGAAAGACCTTGCCACGTTTCCATGGGAGAAGAAAGAAAAGGCCGGCGATGGAATTGGTATCTTGCGACAGTTAGCAAAGTAACAGCATGGCAAAATTAGGCGATTTAATTGTAAGGGTTGGCGCGGATACGACGCAACTCAATAAAAAACTTGGCAACGCACGTAAAAGCATAGCCAAGAACACGCGAGAGATTCAGCAGCTTGGCCGAAATATGACCGTCGGCATAACTGCGCCACTGGCTTTAATGGGTGCAAGTAGCGTGCAAGCATTCCGCGAACAATCTAAGGCCATTGCACAGGTTGAGGCGGGCTTAAAATCTACGGCGGGACAGGTTGGAATGACTTCGCAGGAATTGCAGAAGATGGCCACCGATTTGCAGAATAAAACGCTTTTCGGCGATGAGGTTATTTTGAAAGATGCAACCGCGCAGCTTTTGACGTTTACCAATATAACGGGCGAAAACTTTGGACGCACACAGGAAGCAGCCTTAGACCTTGCCACGCGTTTAGATGGCGACTTAAAAAGCGCATCCATTCAATTGGGTAAAGCGTTAAATGACCCGGTGGCAAACCTAAGCGCGTTGAGCCGTTCGGGTATTCAGTTCAGCGAAGACCAAAAAGCCGTCATTAAATCACTAACGGAAACGGGCAACCTTGCAGAGGCGCAAACACTCATACTTGACGAACTTAATAAGCAGTACGGAGGCAGCGCAGAAGCAGCAGCCGAGGCGGACGGAGGATTTACGCAGTTAGCAAATTCCTTCGGCGATTTGCAGGAAGAAATCGGCCGGCTTTTGGTTCAGTATTTGCGGCCCATCGTTGACCAACTCAAAACGTTTGTACAGTTTTTACAAGGCACAAGCGACGGCACAAAACGAGTGGCGTTGGCCATTGCAGGAATTGCGGCAGCCATTGGCCCCGTCCTGCTTATTTTACCGAATTTGATAAGCGGCATTAAAGCCGCACAGGTGGCCTTTAAATTTCTAAACGCCACGATGTTAGCCAATCCGTTTGCACTTGCTGCAACAGCCTTGGCGTTGGTTATTACGGGCATCATAATGCTGACCGACGAAACCAAAAAGGCAACAACGGCAGTTGAGGACTTAACAACGGCAAACAAAAATTTGACGCTTGAAGAACAAAAGAGAAATATTGAAGCGTCAATTGACAAGCAGAAAAAACTAGTTGACGAATTAAAAGCCGAGAAGGACGCGAAAGACGCAGTTGTTAATGCTGGCTATGGCGGTAAGGCAAAGAAAGAGCAGAACGAAGCAACTACCGCATATTTAGCCGCTACCGGTCAACTCGAAAAAATGGGCGAAATGTTGGCAGAAGTCAACAGCCAACTGGAAGGCACGGGCGAGGATAGCAACGAGGCAGCAGGAGGCACAAAAACGCTGACGCTGGAAATGGTCAAAGCATCTAAAGCGGCGTTTGACTTAACGCAAGAGCTAGCACTTTTGGGCACGCAGAAAAGCGAACTATTTGAGGGCGACCCAGTCGATTTAAACAAAGCTTTTTTTGGAGATACTGCAAACGTCGATTTAGGTATCGATTTGGGCCTTGATGAGTTTTCTGAAGAATTTGATGAGGCTTTCGATATTGACGACGGCACGAATGCAATGATTCAAAACCTTGCCAAAATAAAGGAAGCCGCTACTAGCAGCATGATGAAAGCGCTGGAGGTTAGTAATGCGTTTGGCATGGCATTCGGTGCGGCGGTTGCTGATGTTGTTAGCGGTGAAAAAACGGCAGGGCAAGCATTGAAAAATTTAGCAATCAGCGCCATACGTTCATTAATACAAATGGCAAAAATGAACGTAATTGCAAACGCGACAAGCCCAACAAACCCAGCGAATTTATTTAGTGGTGGCTTATCGAGTCCGGCCTTTATTGTTGCAGGGCTTTCAATGCTTGATGGATTTATTGGTAGTATTGCCGCCTTTGCGGATGGCGGTATTGTCAGCGGCCCAACGCTTGGCCTGGTGGGTGAGTATCCCGGCGCAAAAACTAACCCGGAGGTAATCGCACCATTGGACAAATTGAGGGGGATGTTAGGCGGGCAAAGCGTGCAGGTGACCGGCAAGATTTCAGGCCGCGATATACTTTTAACGAGTGAGATGAGCAGCATAGACCGAAACCGAGTAAGGGGATACTAATGGCAACAATCAGATTTTTCGGAGAGTTTCGCGATGAGCTTGGCACAGATTGGCGTATCAACTTGCGCGATACTGCTTATGATGGAACGGCGACGGAGATAACACTAGGCGCGGAGGGTTTCCAACTGCGATACACAGGCGACAGCGAAAACCGTTTTCAACCTGTCATAGGCTCATCGGTGACGTTTACAATTATGAACCAAGGCGGCACGTTTGAAACGTTTTTAAATACCGTTTTTCCAGCTGCTGAGGAAGGGCGTATGCAGGTGGAGATACGCAAAGACCCTGATGGATTAAATTCTTTGTATTGGACGGGCATAATTGCAGCCGAGCAGATAGAACAAGAAGACGCACCAGCGCCAAATCTTGTAAATATTCGAGCCACTGACGACATAGCAAATTTAAAAGATGTTTTGTACGACCATTTAACGCAATCGTCCCAGCCTTTGCGTGCAATGGTTATGCAGATATTTAACCAAATGCGTACCACTAGTTTATGGAGCGCGTCCGATGCATTTTTCAGATACGTGAACGATGTTGAAATGGAAGATTACACCGGCTCGGATTGGTTCAAAGATGTAAACGTTACGAATTTAATAGTTACAGAGGATAATGAAATATATGACGGCGTGCGGGGGCATAACAGCTTCGAAATACTTGAAAGCCTTGCACTGTCTTTAAATTGCCGGGTATTCCAATCGAATGGATATTGGTGGTTCTTGCCTGTCAATTGTCATCTGCGTGCAAGCAATGGAGTTGACTGGACGGCAGACGTAAAGCAGGTAAACTTAGCCAACGCAAATGTGACACTAACAACGGGCGAAGTGGCAGAGCTTGCCACGGGTTACGTTTCTGAGATTGACGCTAATTTTAACAAAATGGCGGGCGGTACGATTTCAAATTTGCCACCATTTAAAAGCGTCAGAAGAACGCGCCGATATGATGGCAACGATTATATTTTTAGCGATTATACGACAGGCATAACGACGGGCGATAATGTTGTTTTTGCAGATACAGACCGCACTTATATTCAGGATTTACAATTTAGCTTAGGCGGAAGCTGTCAAATTTTGCTACCTGCACAGAGTTTTGAAAACAACCCGTTCAACAATGCCGTCGTTCAGGTGCAAATGACAATCCAATGCGGGACATTGTATTACACCAATGCGGGTTGGACTGCAACGCCGGGAGAACGCACGCAGGGCATTGCAAACTTTCAACGCGGCGAAGGCATTGACGCGGCTTTAACGTGGGGCGTTACAACTGACGAGCTACCAAGCCAGCAGGTTGGACTTGATATTACAATTCAAATTAGAATAATTCAGGTAGGCGTTGACGTAACAAGCGATTACACAGCGACGGGAATAATGATTTTAATCAGTCATTTGAATCTTCAGGACGACCAAGGACTTTTAGGCGATGGCCTTTTATATGAAGCCGAAACGAGTCTAAACAATACAATGGTTAGCGACCAAGGCGAAGCGCTACACGGTGACCCACAGGCGACAATTGCAGGGCTTAATTTTTTAACCAATTACGGAGCTTTCACCATTGCAGGGGTTGATAATGAATATATAAGCAGTCAAACAACGACGGCAGTGCCATTGCATCGTTTAGGGGTTGAGGAAGCGATTGCAGGCAGTCAGTTACCGATACCAATAAAGCGCGGGCAAATTTACGGGCGATTGTTTGAGATGTGGCAAACGATAAAGGAAGGCACGGAATACTTTGCACCGTTTTGTTTTGATGTAGTAATGAACGCACGACAAAGCAATGTGCAGCGGTGGCAATTGTCATTTGACGCGACAAACATAACCAGCAACGAATTGATTTTGCAGAATGATAACGACACGTTGCAGACTTCAATGCTCGCCACAAATATTGTTGAAGGTATCGGCACAGTTTCGGAGCAGGTGCGGCAATTGCGTGCGGGTGAATTGAGCAGTTACAACGAAGTTCGTACGATTTCAAACCGTAACGGCTCGAACAATTATGTACTACAGAACGACACGCATATATTCAATAGCTGGATAGGTGGCAACGGCAGCGGCAACCTTTATTTACCACTTGTGGCCAACAGCGAAGGGCGTACGATTCAATTCCATAGTGATAACACGATAAGCGCAAACACCTTTGTGAAACTGTTGCCAAATGTTACCGATACAAGCGCAACAATCGACGGAGCAAGCCAGTACGCATTTAATCGGGCTTATGATGGCATCACTATCTTGTGCCACAATTCGAATTGGTATATCATACAGAAAAAGGAAAAGTGATGGAATGGGAATTTGTGGCAGTGGTTTTGCCGGTCGTGGCGGGTTTAGTTGGTGTATGGGTAAACCTTAACAGCACGGTGGCGAGGCTTAAAAGCCGAGTGATACAGCTTGAAATTGACAGCAACGAGATAAAGAGCGACATGAAGGAACTATTGGCATCCGTCCACAAAATTGAGTTGATGCTTGCAAAACTGCAAAAATGATTTGGATTATATTAGCGACGGTATTGGTAATATGGCCGTGCTGATGTTGCTGATATAATTATTTTCGTCGCAGCCTGTTCTATAATATGGAATTGAGATATTTCAGATACGAAGAATTCGATTGCAAGTGCAAGAAATGCCGCGCAAATTCTGAGTGCCTCGGTATCGATATAATGGACCACGATTTTTTAATGATGCTGGACGACGCACGCCACAAAGCCGGCGTAGCTTTTCGGATTAGCTCAGGCGTGAGATGCAGCGCACACAATAGGGCGAGCGGAGGCAAAAAGGACAGCGCGCACCTTGATGGGTTGGCGGTTGATATAGTTTGCACAGACAGCAGGACGCGCGGTTACATACTTGGCGCGTTATATGAGGCTGGATTTAATCGCATCGGAGTGCATCGGGATTTCCTGCACGTCGATGACCATCCCGCAAAAGATGCGGACGTAGTTTGGTTATATGATTAACACGATACGCCCACGGGTTACACCCCAGCAAAAGAAAGCGCTGGATTTCCTGCGCAATAAGGAGCGGCGTATTTTGGTTATAGGTGACCTGCATTGTCCATTTGAGAAGGAAGGATATTTTGAATTTTGCCTTGAGACTTACGATAAATATGCGTGCAATCAAGTTATATTCATAGGCGACTTAATCGACTCACACGCCACCAGCAGGCACGAAACAGACCCGGATGGGGAAAGCGCACGGACGGAGCTAGAGCGCGCAATTGAAGACCTTCAAAAATGGCGCATAGCTTTCCCGGTGGCTGATTGCATAATCGGAAACCATGACCGGGTTGTAATGCGCAGGGCATTCAGTTCATCCATTCCAAGCGTTTGGATTAAGTCGTTTAATGAAGTGTTGGGCACGTCATGGAACTGGACAGAGCGCGCAGAGTACGACGGCGTGCAATACGTCC